AGTCTTAGTGATGCATTAAAGGCTAAGGCAGATAATTAATGGCTCAACAATTTTTTTACGATGGACAAATACGTAGATTCTTAGTTCAGTTTATGCGAATCCTAAGCGGGTTTCAAGTTGAATTTGGTAAGAACGCAGACGGTGTAAAAACACTACAAACTGTTCCTATATACTACGGAGATCAAAGTAGGCAAGCCGCTACTATACTGCGCAACAATAGTGAGAATGCACTCAATGGTGTACCGGCTATGAGTGCTTATATAGGTGCGCTAACATATGATCAAGCCCGTATGCAAGACCCTACGCATGTAGGCAAAATCAATTTACGTGAAAGACACTACGATGCTGAAACTGGAACATACACAGATCAGCAAGGTGATAGTTATACTGTTGAAAGACTAATGCCTGTTCCATATAAGTTACAGATTAAATTGGATATTTGGACCAGCAACACTGAACAAAAAATGCAGATAGTCGAACAGATTGCAACACTGTTTAATCCAAGTTTTGAAATACAGTCCACAGACAACTATGTAGACTGGACAAGTTTAACGTTTGTACAACTCAGCGACATGTTATGGAGCTCAAGAACTGTACCAATGAACGCAGAAGAAAGCATAGATATAGCATCACTTACATTCGAAATGCCAATATGGATTAGTAGTCCTGCTAAGGTCAAGCGTCTTGGTGTAATACAAAAGTTTATCGGTAGTGTGTATGATGAACAAGGCGAATTCAGTGACGATACTATACTAAGCAATCTTGTTGCCCGTGTAAAAGTTACACCACTAGAGTATGGCATTTACTATACCGGAAACCAAATGAAGTTGGTTAAGCCAGAAGAAGTCGTAAGCGAGTCTGGTGTTATAACCAAGGTTGCTCCAACAAAAGAAACGTGGGAAGCACTAATTGGAGTGTACGGCACACTGGTTACAGGTACTACAGAAATAAGATTAGAGTTGGCAACTGGTACTGAACTGATAGGACAGATTGCTTATCATCCAACAGATCCAACTATACTATTGTTTACACCTACAGAAGACACCATGCCTCTGAACACGCTAACGGCTGTAGCTAAAATCATAAACCCAATTAATGTTACTGTGGACAGTAGTTTAACAAGCCCAACCACAGGAACACGCTATCTGCTTACTGATCATATTGGTGCTGAGGATAACGAAAACTACAGTGTGTGGGGTGATGTTGTGGCCTATGCAAATGACATAATAGAATACAACGGAACAAGATGGATCGTTGTGTTTGACAGTGGCGAGATTACAGATACAGAATACGTAACCAATACAAATACTGGTGTTCAATATCGCTGGACCGGAACAACTTGGGTCAAAAGCGTTGAAGGTTTATATCGAGGTGGTGAGTGGAGTCTGGCTATATAGGCTGTGGTGCATTAGTTTACAGCAAATCAACACACAGGTACTTATTTTTGTTGCGCAATCGCAAGCGACATGCAGGCACATGGGGATTGGTTGGCGGGCGTGTTGAAGCTGGTGAATCCCCATTGCAAGCATTAGAGCGAGAACTCATTGAAGAAATTGGCCCTATTACCTACAATAAAATAATCCCTGTAGAAAAATTTACAAATGAATCCAATAATTTTGAATATCATACATACTTGATTCCTGTTGACGATGAATTTGTACCTACGTTAAATGATGAACACAGAGGATATGCATGGACCAGCATAGCCGATCACCCGAAGCCTCTGCATCCGGGTGTTTGGCGTACTTTTAGTTTTAAGGTGATACTGGAAAAATTAAAGATAATGGAGGCAATCTTTACAGATCACACTCTGTTACCAGTTGATGAAAACTAATCCTGCGGAAGTTAGGACAATCTTTCCACGCACTAGGTATATTGCCTTTACCAGTTTTGTTTACATGAACGAACTCTACTAATGGGTACGCTTGCATTAGTGTTTTAAGTGCAAGACCATAGAAGTCATCAGTAACCACTGTGTCTTCAATTTGATACGCATTTGTTCCAGTATAGATATTATTGTTGTTGCCATGTGTATCTTGCCCGTCAAATCCTACTAGATAAACCTGCTTATGCCCGTCAAATGCGGCCATGTATGCTGCCATGGCACCTGCATTCCACTGTGGATCCTGTGGCATTAAGTAAAATACCCCAGGGTGTTCAAAGATTTGATCTGAGTTTGCGTAAACAACTTTTCTTGTTGCGCCACCGCTTGCAATTAGTTCTTGCGCAATCTTATCATTGTTGATTACTAAAAAGTCTACGTCGTAGTGTGCGTCTCGATGTATAGCATTGCAACCATATGTTTGTAATTTTGGTTGCTTGAAGATATATTTAATATCAAAATCGTTCCGACTCGCCCCGTTACCAAGTACTACTGCTTGTTTGCCAGTTCTATCATTATCTAGTATAGTTGGCTCAATTGTTTCAGTGTCGTAGGTCCATGACCCATTTTCGTATGTGGCTGTGGCGTTGATTTCTTCGCCGGTGTATGTGGTTCGCAGACGTTGGTAAAAATTTTGCATGTTTGGTTAGCTCCGTGTTATTATATATAGTGTATTTATTAGAATTACTACAGCCTGCCTGCTATAACCTCAATTATACCCACTTCTTTTGAATTATAATTTTCCAATGCTTTGCCGACTACTGTTCCAAATTTTGGGTCAGTACACGATGTGCCAACACCTGCTATGTTGCCGGATACAATCATGTCACCTCGGTTGATAATTCCATGCACCTTACAAGGAACACGCCCTGTTAGTGCTAGGTCAACAACATGTTCTGCTGTAAGATCTTTGTTCATTAAAAATGCAGGATTGGTACTAACTATGCCTGACACTGTGGGATCCATATAACTGTTACTAGCAGTGACTTCTTTGTCTCCGCCAATTACCATAACAGTTCCTGGTTCGTAGTGAGCATCCGCTACGTATTTCTCTGCCAAGTCAGCATATAGTGCTTCAGTAGCAGTACCTACAAAGTGACTTGCTGTTACATTGCCACTGAAATAATTATTAGACTCACCAGTAATATACACACCATACCCTGATCCGCTTGGTGCGCCTAAATACTCACCATGAAACAAGTATTCATTTGTCGAAGATCCACCATTTTCATCAATGAGCGAACGAACGCCATACGCAGTGGTTACAGTTGAATTGGTTTCTAACTGTACCTCATTGTAACTACCGTATGCATTTGTAACAGTGGATGGATCTTGTAAACGAGTAAAATTATAATCAGCGTATGCATTAGTTGTACTGCCTGTACCATTTACATACATTAAATTTCTGTTTGCCGTCGCTGTAGCAACAGTTCCGCCACTGTTGTCTGATTCTAGCAGGGTGTAATTTCCATACAAAACAGATATTGTACCTGCACTGTGGCTAACCCTCATATCATTGTAGAGACCGTACACTGCGTCAGAGTCTCCACTTACATCTACTGTGTTATAAATGCCGTATACTCTATGTTCGTCAGTGGTGTCACCACCTGTAGCACTAGAATCGGTATCAAGTCTAAGTGCTATATGATTGGTGTCACCACCTGTGGCAGTTGCACCTGATATGTTGTAATCAATATATGTAGCGGTTGTTGCCGCAGTTGGATCGTCGTCTGTAATTGTTAGATGTAATGCACGATTGTTTGTGGTGCTACTGTCTGCATCAATTGTTAGTGCGCCACTACTAGTGGTTGTGCCAATACCAGCACCAGCTGTTGTTAATAAATTTGTGCTAGGGTTGTATGCTAAATCAGAGTCGGTTTCTAGTGTGGTTGTGGCACCCTGTGTGTCACTAAACACCAAATAAACAGTTTCGTTGGTAGTGTTATTGGCTGTATTAGTAACTGTTTCTGCTGATGTTATAACACTGGGTTCATTTCCTAAATATGCCATGTATTATCCTTAGGTTGACGACGACAAGTAACTCATTATAGAATCTGTACTGGTCGCAGTGTCAGATGAAACACTTATTGTATCACCTTGCTCAAGAACTACTTTTTGATCACCGCCAACAATTACTATTGCGCCACCACTTGCTACTGTTGCGCTTTTGATCATGTTTACTGTTGCGCCACCACTTTTAGTTAGTGTTGCTGTTACAGCTATATTATTTGCGTGTATATTTGATAAACTAAAACCAATAATGGTGTGTGTTGTACTGGACGAGACTGTGTCAGACACCTGTGTAGGGCTGGTCCCTATGTTCCCGGTCACTACGCTTTTAAATGCCATTTCTAATTCCTATCATACTGTATTTAACCTAATGCTATTGCATACTCAATTGCTGTTGCTTCTGTTACACCACCACCACTTGCGGCTGTTGTTTGTGTTGTGCCGTCTGGGAATTTAACACCACCTGTGG